TCTGCATCTTCTGGGCGTCCACCTGCGCATCCATCTGCGCCTTCTGGGCGGCCTGCTGCGCCTTCTGCCCTTCGAGCTGCAGCTTCTGCGTCTCAAGGGCCATGCGCGGATCCTGCATCGGCTGCTGTTGGAACTGCTGCATGATCTGCTGCGCCTGCTGGATGATCTGCGGTATCTGCTGGAAGATCTGCGAGCCCTCGGTCAGGGCGGCCGTGCTGGCCTCGGAGAGCATGCGGTCAAGGGCCTTGCGACCCTGCACGTCCTTCTTGTCCATCTCGCGCATGGCGTCGCCCAGATCCTTGCCGCCCATGGCCTCGGTCGACACGTCGAAGACGGTCGAGGCGTACCACAGGGCGACGTGCTCCTTGATGTGGTTGAGGATGTTGGGGATGTACACCGGCGCGAAGATCGGGTTCGATCCGAACGTCGGGCTCATCAGGTAGGAGATGTGCGTCTGCAGGTGCGCGAGGTGGTCCTGCTCGGGGAAGGCTGTGACCGGCCGGCCCAGTGACGCCGCGACGTTCTCGTTGACGGCGTTCTGCTCGGTCGGCTCCACCGGCGGGTTGAGCAGGTCTTTGGCGTTCGGGATCTTGAGCGTCTCGAGGATACGCTCCTCGACCTTGCGCATGTTGTACAGCTGCGGCATCGCGGCCGCGCGCTGGGCCACGGCCTGCACCTGCGCATAGCGCTGCGCCTCGCTGAAGATGTTCGGGTCGGACACCGGAACGACGTCGAGGACGCCGTCGAAGTCAGCGCGCGAGGCCAGCTCCTCGCCCGCGTCCTGCTCGAGGCGGTCGTCGTCGAGGTTGTGGCCGTTGAGGCGGTCGAGGATCCGCAGCATGCGCGCCATGGCGTCGTGCAGGCGTGCGTGGATGGCCGAGTAGACGACCGCGCCCTGCTCGAGCTTGGCCAGCGTCGTGCCTACCGGCGCGTTGGGGTTGCCGTCGGCGATGTCGTCCATGGACGTGCGCACGACGCCCTTGCCCGCCTCGACGAGGAAGCCCAGCAGCTGGAACAGGACCGGCGAAGGCGGGTTGTACGGCAACGGCATGGCCAGCTTGCGCACGTCGTCGACGTTCAGGCCGCCCTCGATCTCCTCGGTCTGGCCGGGCTGGATCGACAGGCTCTGCCCGCCGGCCGTGCCGCCCTTGAGCTTGAGCATGGTCTGACTGTTTTGGATGTGCGCGCTGTCGAGCAGGGCGCGCAGTGCGCCCGTCGCCGCGCCGGACAGGCCGCCGATCATGTGCGGCAGGCCGATCGGGTACGCGCCCCGCCACGGGATGAAGGGCCACTCGACGAACCACTGCATCTCCTCGGGGTATTCGTCCTCCTCGATCCAGTTGCGGTAGATCGAGAGCACCTTGCCGCTCGGCTTGTCGATGCTGATGATGTAGGGGTAGGCCTCCTCGTCTTCGCCGATCCGCGTCATGGCGTAGATCTCGTAGACGATGCGCAGGCCGTCCTCGTTGTAGCTGGTCGGGTCGCGGCCCTCGATCTTGTCGTTGGCCACACCGGCGACGGACTGCTCGGGCTCCATGCCCGACAGCGTCAGCTCGACGTCGCGGTACATGCCCTCGGCCACGCGCTCCTCATAGTCGAGCTGCGTCAGGTACTGGACGTGCGTGCGGCGCTGCGCCGTGTAGAAGTTGGTGGCGGCGTAGGGCAGGTAGATGTCGTCAATCGGCACGAACAGGAACGTCGGCCGGTTGCGCCGCTCGTCCCAGCCCAGCTTGAGGTACTGTGCGCCGCCCAGCGGCACCTGCGTCATTAGCTGCTCGAGTTCGGCACGCACCTCGGGGCACTGCACCGTCATCTGCCAGTTGAGCAGGGAACTCTTGCGCTTGGCCTTGTTGACCTTCTCCTGCGTCGCCTCGCCGGGGATGTAGTCCTTGGCCGGGCCCTGCGGCGGGAAGATCTCCTTCATGGCGCGTGCCGCGAAGTCGACGCAGGCCTCGGTCATGAGCGGGTGGACGACCTTGTTCGCGCCTTGGAAGGACGCGCCGCCGGGCGCGTCGTCGCCCAGACCGGTGCGGCGTAGGCCCTCTTCGTACTGCTCGTCGCGCTTCTTGCGCGCCTCCTTGTCGCGTGAGATCAGGTCGAGGTAGGTGGTCGACAGGTGAGACAGCTCGGTCTCGGACATGTCCTCGGCGAGGTTGGCGTAGAACTCACTGTCGGCTGGGCGAGGCTCGTCCTCGTCATCGAGGCGGACGATCGCCCCGCCGTCGGGCGTGTCTTCGACATCGTCCCCGACTTCGGGCAGTTCCTGATACTCGCCCTCGGGCATTTCGTCTTCGTCCATCGTGCTCGATCCTACTGGCTGTACGGATTTACCGCCGCGCTGGGCGGGGGCCGCTGCTGCTCGTCTTTCTTAGTCTTTAGCACGGAGACCAGCCCCTTGTCGATGCAGAGCCTGACGACCTGCGTCAGGGCGTCGACGTAGTCGTCGTGCTTGATGCTGCCCGGGCCGGTGAAGGCGCACACCTGCGCCAGCATCGGCTCGATCCAGTTGCGCGGTCGGCCGGGGTGCGCGTCGCTCTCAGGCAGCCAGACGCGCTTGCGTGCGAAGATGTGGCTGACCATGTGCAGACGCGCCAGCTTGTCGGCGCGGCCGGGGTTGTAGGCGTAGGCGAGGATCCCCTCGCGCTCGAGCATCTGCCGCAGGCTGATGCCGCTGCCCTTGTCCTCGATCAGCAGCATGTCCGGCTTGCGCCCCGACGTGCGGGGCTTGTCGCTGCCGAAGAGCGGCTTGACCAGCGCCGCGTCCTCGTCGCCGCCATAGGCCGTGTTCAGCTCGCGCTTCACGCGCTTGATCAGGTCGGGCATGCCGAGCTGCTCCGACCAGCAGTCGAGCACGATGAGGTGGCTGTTGCCCTCCTTGTCGTGGAAGCTGCCCATCACGACGCAGGCCGTGCTGTCGGGGTCGCCCTTCTTCTTGTCGTACGTCGCCTCGGTGAAGGCGGTGTCGAGGCTCATGATGATGTAGTCGAAGGCGGGCAGCGGCTGCTTGGACGGCCACAGGCGGAAGTCGCTGCGCTTGACGATGCCGCTCTCTTCGGGGTCGATCAGCTCGCCGAGCGCTTCTTGGCGAAATATCTGCGTGCCTTCCATCGACATGATCTGGTCGCGGAAGGTTGGCGCGAGGTTGGCCATGTTCGACATGCTTGTGGCGCGTGTGACGATAACGTCTTTGCCGTCGCGGCCCACCAGTTCCCGGATCAAATGTTTTGGCTTCGGCGTTGTGGTCGCGACGATGCGCGGATGGTCGCCGAGGCGCAGAGCAAACATGATCATCTGCCACGCGTCTTCGTCGTACGTCCACGCTGCCAACTCGTCGGCCCAGACGCGGTGCCACTGGCCTCCGCGAAAGCGCTCAGGCTCCGAGGCGGGGATACCTTTAATCAGCGACCCGTTGATGAGGATTATCTCAGACAGGGAGCGGTTGTGGTCTTTAATCAGCTTCGAAGGGATGCAGTTGAGCAACCCGCTATCACCTTCGATACATGTGTCACGAATGTCGCCTAACGTCGGGGCGGTGATGAGTGATCTCGAGCCGGGATCACGCCACGCCTCCCACCATATCCACTCGGCCGCGCACCGCGTCTTACCTGCCCCGCGCCCCGCGAGTAACAACCACGTGCGCCAGTCACCTTCGGGCTCGATCTGGTGTGGGTGCGCGCCAGCGAACCACGCCATACGCGCGTCGAACGCGATACGGTCGACTGTCGGTAGTTCGGCGCGGGCGACACGCGCGGCGGAGAAAGTAGCATCGATATCAGGAACGGCGAGCAAGTTCACGCTCCTCGCGTTTACGGGCCAGCGTGGCAGCTCGCTTGGCAAGCGTCTCCGGCGACAATTTACGCCCCCTTAGCGCCTCGCTTAGTTTGCGCCGCTGTTCGTCCGTTTTCGGCTTGCCGCGCCAACGATCGCCGAGAGCGTCGCACACCGCCTTGGACCTTTTCTGGCCGCGCATCTTTTCGGCGCGCTTGGCGACAGTCTCGGCGGGCTGCTTCTTGCCGAGGTTGGCCGCGCGCAACTTAGCTCTAGTCTCTTCGCTCACCGTCTTTCCGGTTAGCGCCGCCGAGACCTTGGCCACATGCTCGGGGGTTTTCTTGCGGCCTGTCAGAGCCGCTGATGTCTTAGCGCGAAGCGCTGGGTCGGCCTGACGCCGCGTATGCGTCTCGGACATGCGCGCCTTGGTCTCAGGCGAGGCGACGTACCCGACGAGGCCGCTCTCGCCACCGATCGCAAGATTGTAACCGTGCGGCGATCGGGTGTTCAATTCGGCGATCAACGCGATCTCACGTTCGCAAGCCTGTTCGAGGGCGAGGCCGTCTTCGAGCACGCAGACGCTGAAGGCCTCGACACCGTATTTGCGGATCGCTGCGTACAGCGCGCCGCCACGACCTGTAAGCGCGTTGTATTTGTGCGTCGCGAAACGCTTGGCGACGCCGGCCTTGGTCAGGCCGATGTACGCCTTACCGGTGGCCGCACAGTCGATGCGATAGACGCAATGATTAAACACCGGGCGTCTTCGCGCGCGCTGCTTGCTTCGCCAGTTCCAACGCCCGATCGAGCGGATCCGTCTGCACGACTAGCGGATTGTCGCTGTCGCCGACCGACGCCTTCTCGCTCCAACGGCCCCGCGTCTTCAGGTAAAAGATCATCGACGTGACATCACCGGACATGGCCTTGGCGTAAAGGTTGCTGGCGACGTTTGCCACGCCCCGAGCCGAAGCCTCGTCCAGCTCCTCTCGGTAATACTTAACCAACGTGTCGACTGTGATGTGCAGCTCGGAGGCTATGACCTCCTGCGTCGTCCCTACGGCAGCCCACGTGCGTACTTTGGCGCGAAGGTCATCCGTCGGCGTGTGCGAGGGCCATCCACCGCCATTGTTGCCCTTGCGGGCTTTTCTATCTCCGACGAGATCTGAGGTATCGGCCATCGTCTGCTTGCTCCGTAATCGCGACAGTGCTTCCAGTTGTTCGACATATACGACTGATACGGCCGACGTGCAAGCCCGTCACATACGAGGGGCTCGACAGCCGGACACGGACACCACCTCCATCCCTCTAAAGGGGATGGGTGGTTGTCTGTCCACCTCATCCGAAGGCGCATCACCGCAGCGCTGCAGCGCGTGCAGCACGACGGGGGGTTAGCTGTAGCTAACCCCACCCCGGCTCATGCTGCATTGCACCGCGCAGCACGTAACTGCAGCGTGCAGTGTTTTTCGTGCTGCAAATTGCCAAAAAACGGCGGAAATCTGCGGAATGTACCGCAGACACCCCGTGCTGCACGACCCTCCCATTGCATCACCGCATCACGCCTTTTCGCCCCTCAGCATGCGTTTGCAGCACGACTTTACATCACGCAATAAAATTACGTGCTGCATTTTTTCACCCCTGTGCATTTTGTGTATTGCAACCCTGCATTGCAGCGTCTAGGAGGGATCATCAACACGAACAAGGAGTACCATCCAATGACCTTCACCACCGACATCGCCGCCGTCGCCCCTGACTGCCTCTTCACTCCGAGCTACGCCGACGCTGGCTACACCCCCAGCCACGTCCGTGTGTCGATCGCCCGCGAAATCGTCAGCACCGATGTCCGCGACTTCGACGCTGTCGACACTAAGGGCCGCCGCTTCGGCGCTCGCATCCGCATCTCGCTGGAGCGCCGCGACGGTAAGGTTGACGGCCACAGCCTCTCGACGTGGCTCGGGCAGAAGTATCGCCTCGAAGTGCAGGCCCTGCGCGGCGGCGTCAGCTACGGCGGCGGTTGCAACGATACGTACCACGCCACGCTGGCCGACGCGCAGGCTGCTGCCGAGAAATACTTCATCGGTGCCGAGAAGCGCGCCCTAAAGAACAAGGCGCGCGTCGCCTAACCCAACCGGGGGCTTCGGCCCCCACCCTCTCAGGAGTACCATCCCATGGACTACCGCAACTGGACGATCGACTGGTGCCCCTACCAGCAGGCCTACGAGGCCGTGTCGCCTGACTACGAGCCGATCTGGCTGGGCGAGGAAGGCGGCTGGCTGGACGGCGAGCGCTTCACCGCGCCGACGCTGCAGGAGGCGCAGATCGAGATCGACGCGCGCCTTTTTTCAAATTAGCTATTGCAATGCTTCGTGGCATCGTCCATAGACTGTGCAACACCAACACGGAGTACCATCCAATGCCCTACCACTACGACGACGCAATCGAGATCGCCACGAACAACGAGAGCGGCGCTGCGCGCTGCCGCCTCGCCGACAAGGTGGAGCTGCTGGTCTCGGATCGCGGCGAGAGCTTCACGATCTGGGATTACCGCCCGAACGCCAAGCGCGTCGAAAAGCCCGTCACCGCAGCGTGGGCCCACAAGTTCCTTGACGTCGCCTTCGGCGTCACCGTCACCAGCTACGAATGGTAAGGAGTACCGCCTAATGATCACCCCCCAGCTCAACATCAACGGATCCAGTGCCGCCGACCTGATCGAGCCGCGCCTCAAGGCCCTCGACCACCTGATCGACGCCATGGAGGCCCTGCGGCAGGTCATGCCGAACGGCCGCGACTACCCGACCGAGCCCAGCAAGTGCACTTACGATCGCGGCATCATGACCAGCCGCCTCAACCTACTGACCGTCATCCGCGACGACATCTACGCCGAGGCGATCGCCATCAAGAAACAGCAGAAGGAGAATTGAGCCATGACCCATCATACCCCATACCGCGACGCCGTTTTACAATATTGCGATGTGCGCAACAGTGAATTGTGCGAGGCAATCTCCGATAACGAAGAGTATAGCCGCGTTATGAGCGACGCGGCCTATGATGTCTTTGGGCAGGTCGTCTCGAAGTGGTTCACGCGCCCGGGCGTGGTGTGCTGTAAATTAGACATCGAGGATAGAGTGATAAATATTTACGTCAGTTCACCGACCTCCGACGACCACCTCGCCAACTTCCGCTTACCCTTGGCTGAATTGGTGCTCTCCGCAGCGCATACGGCCAAAGAGTATGTGGGCCTCCCTCCCTCTGACGTGTCAGCCATGCTGCGTGAGCTGGCCGACGAAATCGACAAAGGGAGTACCGACCAATGATCATGACCGAAGACACGCCTGAAGGCGGCCCAGAGGAGCTGCAGTGGAAGATCGACCGGCTCACCGAGAAAGTCGAACAGCAATCTGCAAGTCTGGAGCGTGAGTACCAGAAACGCGCCGCTAAAGTAGAGGAACTGCACGCGCTGCAAGCCCGCTACGACACCCTGACATCGCGCCTGACCGTCGGCGTCCTGCGCGCGGCGGGCTTCACTGTCGAGATTGGGCTGCCGGAGTTCTGCGAAACCTGTGGAGAGGAGTACTGAGACATGACCACAGACGTCCGACTGCAGGCGATGATCCGCGCCCTCGACGAGCGACTGAAGACAGTCAGCATCGACGATGTCGAACTGAGCGTACGCACCCTGAAGGCGCTTAAGGATTGCGGCGTGCGCACCCTACACGAAGCCCAGATGGCGCTGATCAACCGCCAACTTGGTAAGCAGCCCGGCATCGGCCCCAAGGCGATCCGTGAGGTCGAGGAGATCATCTTCAACGTCACTGCCGCCCTGCCGCCACCAGCGGAGGTCGCAAGGCAGCAGCGCCGCCTTGAGCTTAACAGCCTGCTGCTGGCCTACGAGATGCATGTGCTCGCACTGTATACCTACCAGAACGCCGATGCGCGCCCCGAGGACTTTCTGGGTATCGACGTCGGGGGTTCGATCGCCAAGCGCAAGGCCTCTATCAACAAGGTACGCGAGCTGATCCTCGCCTTCGCAGACCGCCCATAAACAAGGAGTACCGACCAATGACCAACAACCCACCATCCGCCGACGACATCCTCCGCCTGCCACTGGCAGAGGGTGCACGCTACCAACTCGACCAGCTCGACATCATCCGCGTCCGGGCACGCGTCTACGCCCTGAACAAGGACAACGCCGCAGGCTGGAAGTGGCGCACGACGATGGTCCGCGCCAAGACCAAGAGCAGGAAAAAGACGGTCATCAATAATCTTGTCCACACCTTAATTGTGTGGCGGATCAAATAGCAGACGTCGCTAGACGACACTGGACAAAACCCACCGTCTTGCGGCCGGCCACCGTCTGTGCCACACAGGCGCATCAGCAACAACGAAAGTACCGCCATGCCCCTTGAAGCATTCATACTAATCGGGATCATCCTGTGCATGCTCCCTGTAGCGATCGACGAACTGCGTCGGTGAGGAGACACGACATGAAGGAAGGTTTGAGAGCATTGATGGACGCGGGCATGCCCGAGGACCACGCCCGCACGCTGCTGGCATCGCTGGAGAAGAGGGGCTACACCGTCTACCGCAAGAAGCAGCGCAAGAACGCACGCAGGCCCAACGCCAGCGAGCCTATGACGCCGGAGCTGGCGACCGAGATCCGCACCTTCTTCGCGTGGCAGCGGCACTTCACGCAGCAGGAGATCGCGCATATCTTCAACGTGAACATCGGCCGCGTCAACGAGGCGCTGGCCGGGCTGATATGACCACCAACTGAAAGAGGAGTACCCCAATGACTAGAACAGCTGTAACCACAGACCAGATCCGCCAGCACTTGGCGGCTCGCGGCACCTGCTCCGTCACGGAGATTGCCAACCACTTTAAGTGCAGTGAGACGCAGATACACGCCAAGTGTCGCAGCATGCATGACGCGGGCCTACTCGAACTCATCAAGCGTCCGGTGAAGGTCACGAAGAGCAACGGGGAGACCTACATGAGGGACGCCGTCAAGGTCTACCGCATCCGCGTAAAGCCGCCTGTTGCGACGCCTGAGACCAAGCTGACGGTCCAAGTGACGCCTGAGACCAAGTCGGATGCCGAAGGGACGTTGATCACCGCGCCGACTTCTGGGGAGCTGCGCTTCACCTTCCCCAAGCCTGTGCAGAAGGACACCTCGATCAATACCGCGATCGCCGCAATCGCCACCCTGCGTCGCACCCTGACACCTGACCAGCTGTCGGCGCTTGGCGTGACGCTGGCCGACCCACTGGCGGATGCCCTAGAGGAGATCTCGGGCGAGGGCGGCTTCGACAACTTCAACCATCAGGCATACCGCCTGCGCTCCGCGCTGGCTGATAAGGGCCTTAAGATCGTGAGTTGCAGCGATGACTGACAGCCTTAGCCAGTACTGCCTCAACTGCGAGACGCAAGCCAATACCATTGAAGAGCTGCGAGCCGCAAATGAAAGATGGGTTATCGCCTTCAATCAAGCAGAAGAACGCGCCAACGGTCGCATCAAAGCCCTGCAAGCCAACAAGGTGAAGCTGCGTAAGGCTTTGGCCGAGAATGCGCGGCTGCATAACAGGCTGCGTAATATCCGCGCCCTTGCCACCAGACATCTATATGAACGTGGGCCGAACGGAACTATTGCAGACATAGAACTGTTCGCCACCGTAGCACTATAGGAGACAGGACAATGACCGAGATTGAAAAGAAAGCCCTTGCGCTGGTGAATGAGATACGCGTCAACCAAGGCTATCCGCCAAACAACCTGTTTATTCGGACTCTCGGCCCTACCACGCAAGCCCTCTGCCGAGCCATCGAGCAACACGAAGCCTACAAGCAGGAGGTGAGTGATGCGGTGGAGATGATAAACAACACGTCGGTTTCTGATGATGTTTGGCGCACTTGGGCCACGGATTGTTTGAAACGCTTCATCATCCCCAAGCCAAAGCCTGACCCGCTGGTGGAGGCGATGGCCGATTGCGGCGTTGACCGCTTTGAAAGTTGGGCTGACCAACTCCGCGCCGCACTGGAAGCCCGTGGGCTGGAGATAAGGGAGAAGAGCGATGACTGAAATCAGCAAGGAATGGTGCATCAACATGGCGAAGCAAGAGGAAGGCGACATAGGTGCAGGTAAGCTGGCTATTGACCCGACAGCCGACAATTTCCACAACCTTCCATTAAGTGAAAGTTTCGAGCGCGTTGCGAAGGCCGACAATGCGAAGCTGCGTGAGGCGGTGAAGGAGATAGAGGCCTCAACGTATCCGCGACCGCTTGGGAAGTCGTGGCGCATGGATTTGTCCTCCAGCAAGCATGACCGCTGCATCCATGATGAGTGGATGTATGATACCTGCGAAGGTTGCCTTGATGATTTTATCCGCAAAGCACTACAGGAGACAGAACGATGACCGAGATCACACAGGCTGATCGGGACGCGGCGAATGAATGGCAAGCAGGATATAACGCTGGCGTTAAGGCTTGCGCTGATGCTCTAGAAGCCGATGCAAGACTATGCGACTGCTTTGCGCGAGAGGAAAGCGAATGCGGTTGCGGGGCATGGTGTGAATGGAAGTCAATAACGTCAGCAAGGGCGGTCGAGATAGTCCGCGCACTCATTGAGAAGACCGGCAAAACCTTTACACGTTCCAGCGACACGTAAAGAAAACGGAAGGTTTTTGACATGACCCTAATGGAACTCACCTTTATTATTTGCGTCCCCATTTTTATCGCTAGCATCTGCCTTGCCCTAGCCGGAGAAGTCCCCCCGTATTACATCGTCCTGTGGCCCGTAGTGCTGGCAAAGTATCTGCTGCGGAGCCTGTATTTCGAACTGTTCACAGGGTGGAGCGAGAAGCCATGACCCTGCGCCGCTTCCTGCAAGAGAACTTCGGCTGGGACATATACGACTGGGATCCCGCCGACATAATTTTCTAATCCCACCCCCGTCTCCTTTTGACCCCGACAGCCACGGCGGGGTAAATGGCTAGGCAGCGGAAGTATCAAGCACCAAGGGGGAGAGATGGGCACCACATGGTATGGTGCGAATGCCTAGCAACGTGGCGACAACATAGGAGATAATCATGACTTGGAAATCAGCAACAGACGAAGACATCATCCGCGCCTGCGGGTACATCAGCGACGACACCTACCTCGCCTCGATCTTCGGCGTGAAGCGCAGCTACATCATCGACATGCGCAAGAAGATCAAGAACGCGGCAGAGGCCGAGGAGAAGCGCGCCAAGCGTGCCAAACGCAACCCGCCGATCTCAACTGACAACTACGAGCGCACGGCCCGCACCAGCGCCGCCAACGGGTCCGCAGCCCTGCTCAAGGCGATCAAACTGCACCACCCCAACCGGTTTGCAATTTAGGCTTGCAAAGCCTTTCCCCATTGATTACAGGTCGCCTATCAGCAACACCGGAGAGTAATCATGTGCCACGAAGAATACACCGCAGAGCTTCTCAACAGCGCCGCCCGCGACCTTGACGCCGACATCTACGTGCGTTGGGATGGGGACGACGAGCGCACCACCTTCGAAGTGTTCTTCGAAGAGGAGCTGACGCCCTACACCATCCACGACATTGGCCGCGAGTTCGAGATCTGGCACTCCGTGCCCGGCAGCCGCGTCTACACCCAAGAGGTGTCGGCCCCGCGCCCCAAGGACGTCATCGCGGAACTCATTGACCTTTTGAGGGAGAAGGACTGATGCTCGACATATTTCTACCATGGCTGGCGCTGCGCAATCTCAAGCGCACGCTGGCCCGACGCGATCGCGAGATCGACAACCTGACGCGCGAGTACTTCAAGCGCGTCGCCACCATCAAGCAGCTGGAGGAGCGCCTCAGCAAGGCGCACTTCCGCAACCCAGAGACCGGCCGCATAGGCAAGAAAGGCGTCAGCTATGAGTGACATTACCAAGGAGGCCCAGCGCCTATTCAACGAGCGCGACAAGCTCGAACGGCGCAAGCACGAACTCGACAACAGCCTGCGCACCCTGCGCGCCCGCTTCATGGCCGAGGAACGCGTCTGGGGCATCAGCGAGGAACGCTTCCGCCAAGAAGTGAGGGCGGCGCAGTGACACCGCAGATCGAGATCCTGAACGCCGCCATCCGCGATAACGGAGGCATCATCGCCTTCGCGCAGGACATGGGCGTGTCGCACCAAGTCATCTACCAGTGGAAGAAGCGCGGCTACGTGCCGATGGACCGCGCCCTCATCATTCAGAACAAGTACGGCGTCGACCACAAGACCATGGTCCGGTCTGACATCGCCCAGCTGCTGACCGCCATGCACAGCGCAGGCTAGTGGAGGACGATATGCCGCAACACTTCTACGTCTACGAACACTGGCGTACGGATAAAAACACTTGTTTTTACGTCGGCAAAGGTTGCCGGCGACGGGCTTGGGTCATGGCCCACCGGCCGAAACATCACGTCAACTTGCAGCATAAGCTGCGCAGGAACGGCGCGGCAGTTGTTGTTCAGATATTTGCTGAAGACCTTTCGGAGGAGCAGGCATTCACTTTAGAAAGACAACGCATCGCGTATTACCGTGGCTTGGGGGCGGACCTTTTGAACCGCACAGATGGCGGCGAGGGTCCGAGTGGTTTACGGCTGTCTGAAGAGGCAAAAGCTAAAATATCGGCCGCACGTAAAGGTAAGGCTTTAAGCGCGGAACACCGCGACAAATTGTCAGAGGGGCAGAGACGGCGTTTTTCGCGTCCCGAAGAGTTGCAGAAGCTGAAAGAGCGTAACAGGGGTCGGAAAGCCAGCCCAGAGAGTATAGAAAAACGAGCGGCCAAATTGCGCGGGCGAAAAATGTCTGAAGAGTTTTGCCGAGCGATAGGCGATCGTATGCGCGGGCGTAAGACCAGTGAGGAAACGCGAGCCAAGCTCCGCGAGGCCAATCTCGGTAAAAAGATGCCTGAAGATAGCAAACTCCGGCGCAGGGCTACAAATCCACATAACAAGGCCGTGCGGTGCCTGCAAAACGGTTGCGTTTACATAAGTGCCTCAGAAGCCGCCAGACAGCTTGGCGTCTTACGATCGCACGTCGCGGAAATATGCCGAGGCGCGTCCACGCGTAAAAGCACAAATGGCTACACATTCGAATACGTAAGGGAGGACCATGGCTAACGTGGCAAAAATGGCACCAGAGGTAAGGGACATACACGTCCCAGCGCCGCTGCGCGACCTGCCGCTGTGGTGCGTGTGGGCGTACGAGCAGCACCCCGGCGAGGCGAAAGCGAGGAAAGTCCCGCAATACACTGCAGGCGGCCGCAGGCACGGCAAGCAGGGCTCACCCGAGGATCTGGCGAAGCTGACCACATTCGCTCTGGCCCGCGACGCTGCGGCGCGTAGGGGCATGGACGGCGTCGGCTTCGCCCTGACGCAGGAGGCGGGGATCGTCGCCTTGGACTTCGACAATTGCGTCGCCGACGGCGTGGTCGATCCGATCGTCGCGAACCTTGTGCGAAATACTTACGCAGAATATTCGCCTAGCGGCAAAGGCGTACGCGCCTTCTTCTGGGGCGATCTGGGCAACCGCAAATGTTTCAGCAAGGATCACGCCTTCGCCGTAGAGACGTTCACGTCCAGCGGCTTCGTAACGGTGACAGGCAACATGCTGCCGATCGTCGACCTGCTGGGCAATGAAGACCGCGTCGCCACACTACCGAACGAGGTTGAGGCGTACTGCCTGCAGCGCTTCGGCAGCGCCAAGCCGCAAGTGTCTTCAGACCCAGCCGACGTCCTTGATACATTCGCACCGAAGATAGGCTTGACCCTCGACGAGAGTTACGACCTTCTCCAGCAACTCGACCCCGACATGCCCCGCCACGATTGGGTGCGCGTGGCGATGGCCCTGTCTCATGAATATTCGCACAGCGAGGAGGCCTTCGACCTCTGGAACGACTGGTCGAGCTACGGCAGCAGCTACTCCAGCTATGAGAACACCCGTTACCAGTGGAACTCGCTGGAAGGTCGCCGAGGCTTCAGGCCAACGACCATGGCGTCCGTGATCAAGATGGCCAAGGATGTCGGAGCCCGCCCTTCCGAGGCAGGTAGCCGCAAAGAAGTGCTCGCCAAGGCCGAGGCGATCATGGCTGACCTGCCGAAAAAGAGTTTAGGCCGCTTCGGCCCGGTGCCGATATACGACCTCACCCAGCGCCCACCCATGTCATGGCTCATCAAGGGCGTGCTGCCCAAGGCGCGTCTGGGCGTCCTGTTCGGCGCGTCGGGCAGCGGCAAGACCTTCGTGGCTCTGGATCTGGCCTTCTCAATCGCGCGCGGCGTCGCGTGGCGTGAGAGACGCACGGGCAAGGGCAACGTCGTGATCATCGCCGCAGAGGGTGGCAGCGGGATCGGCAAGCGCGCCGAGGCCTATGCGCAGCACTACGGCTTCGACCTGCGCGAGGTGGCCAATCTGCACGTCATCACGGCCGCGCCTAACTTCCTCGACGCGGACGACATTTCCGAAGTGCTGGCCGAGATCAAGAACCTCGGCGTGGACATCGATCTGATTATCATCGACACGCTGGCGCAGGTCACGCCCGGCGCGAACGAGAACACGTCCGAGGACATGGGCCGCGCGCTCGGCAACATCAACCTGCTGCACGACGCGACGGAGGCCATGAACCTTGTCGTCCACCACGCGGGCAAGGATCTCAGTAAGGGCTCGCGCGGCTGGTCCGGCCTGAAGGCCGCCGCCGACGTCCAGATCGAAGTGCTGCGTCACGAGAGCGGCGAGCGCGAGATCGTCATCGAGAAGATGAAGGACGGCGAGGACGGCCTGCGATGGGGCCTGAAGCTCGAAGTCATCGATCTGGGCATCGACCTAGACGGCGACCCCGTGACCAGCTGCGTCGCAGTCCCAGCCGAGGGCGTGAAGCGCAAAGAGGACGCGGATGATCGCAAGGGCGTCAAGAAGCGCGGGCGCATGGAGAACCACGTCCTCGAGGTCATGACCCTGTTCGACGACCGCAGCGTCGTCCCGGCGCACGAGCTTATCGACAAGGCCGTCGCCGATCTGCCAGAGCCCGAACCGGGCAAGCGCGACATCCGGCGGCAGTCGCTGGTGCGGGCGATACACAGCCTCAGCCGCGAGAAGGATGGCCCCCTTAAAATGGAGAACGGAAAAATTTTCTTCTTTGAGTAAAAAGGGTATTGCAATCTAAAATTGCATCCCCCATATGACGTGTCTCAGCAACACGAAAGACAGGAGTACCAAATGGCTACCAACGCAAACACCATCGATCTGGCCGGTTCGGTCGTCGACCGCTTGGGCGACATCAAGGCGCAGATCGCCGAACTCAAGCAGGTCGAGGCCAACCTCGTCGCCCTGCTCATCAACACCGGTGACAAGGTCATCGAGGGCAGCAACTACCGCGCAGCCGTGTCGACCACGGCCGATCGCCAGTCGCTCGACCCGAAGGCTGCAGAGGCCAAGCTGCGTGAGCTTGGCGTCGACGGCCGCTGGTTCTCGAAGAACCAGAAGACGACGCGCGGCAGCACGTCGGTCCGCGTTTCGGCGCGCAAGTCGTAACAGGGGGGTGCTATGATCTGTAACGTACTTGCCGCCGAATACACACAGGGGAGCGCCAGTCGTTCCCCTGTGCTGGACCTCAACCGCATCGTCGACGGGCACCGCACGCACGTCATCTCTTTCAGGGTAACCGGCAAGCGCGAGGCGCGTGCCCTTGCTAAGCAGTATGGAGCGAAAACTTGGAACTTCTGAACGACCGCAACTTCCTGCGGCAGCTCGAAGACATCGAGCTGATCCGCCGCGCGTATAACGACCCGACCGTCGAACTGTCCATCGTACTGGCCGAGCGCCTAGAGGCATCCTCGGCAGAGTATGAGGCGGAGATTGAAGAGCAGCGCGAACGCGCCGCCGAGTTCGAGCGTCAGGCGAACCAGCTCGACGACAAACTTTACCGCGCCGACAACGACCTCATGAAGCTCGAATGGCAAATTGAAGAACTGACAAAGGAGATAGAAGAATGGCGTACAAAGTAGAAGTGACGGCCGACAGCCTGTCCGAACTGGCTGGCAAGGTGCTGGCCCTCGCGGCCCAGTTCCAAACCACGCAGGCCGAGGCACCGGTGGCCAAGGCTCCGGCACGCAAGGCCAAGGCGGCCGAACCCGCGCCTGAGCCGGTGGCACCAGAACCGGATCCTGAGCCCGAGGCAGTTGCGCCTGAGCCGACACCCGAACCCGAGGCAGCCGCCCTCGACTTCGACAAGGACGTCGCCGCCCTCGTCCTCGAAACCTTGGCCGTCAAGGGCAGGGACGTCGTCAGCGGTATCCTAAGCCAGTTCGGCGTGGCCAAGGCCTCACAGCTTGACGAGAAGCTCTGGCCTGAGCTGATCGCCGCCCTGAAGGACGCGTAATGGGCGACGGTGAGTATCACGCAAAACTGAGCCCCTCGGGCGCACATCGATGGATGGCGTGCCCGGGGAGCATCGTCCTTGAGGCTTCCTATCCCGACAAGTCGAGTGTGTACGCGGACGAAGGCTCCGCCGCGCACCTGCTCGCTTCTTGGGCCCTGCGCGATAGGCTCGACCCCAGCAACTATCTGGGCGAGACTATTCGCGTGGGGGAGAACAGCTTCGTCGTCGACGCAGACATGTGCGACTACGTGCGTAGCTACACGCTTCTGGTACGAGAGTATGCGGAAGGCGGAGAGCTGCTCGTCGAGCAGGCCGTGCCGATCGATCACCTGACCGGTGAGCATGGCGCGACGGGTACGTCCGACGCGATCATCATGCACGCCGGCGCACGCCGCCTGACGGTCGTCGACCTGAAGTATGGCATGGGCGTGCGCGTCGACGCCGAGGACAACCCGCAGCTGATGATGTACGCCCTCGGCGCGTATGAGTACGCATCGGTGCTGGCTGACTTCGACGAGATCGTCATGGTCATCCACATGCCGCGCCTCAACCACGTCAGTGAGCACGTCATCTCGGCGCAAGAACTGCGGGAGTTCGCCGTAGAGGTCCGCACTGCCGCTGGCTTTGTACGTCTGGCGGAGAGCCTCGATCTGACCGTAGGGGACGACATGACCGGGCCTTTCTTCAAACCCGGCGAGAAGCAGTGCCGCTTCTGCAAGGCGAAGGCAGACTGCCCAGCCCTACGTGCGGAGATGGCCGAGGTCGTCGCCAACAGCGGCGCGGCGACGATCGACGACTTCCGTGACCTTGTGCCGGTCGACGTGTCGGATGGCTTCGGCGACAACTACCTGTCGATCGCCATGAGCAAGGTCGGTCTGGTGGAGGACTGGTGCAAGGCCGTCCGCGCGGAGGTCGAGCGTCGCCTGTTCGAGGGCAAGGACGTGCCGGGCTACAAGCTCGTGCAGGGCAAGCGCGGCAACCGCAAGTGGGCCGACGAAGAAGACGCCGCCAAGGCGTTGAAGGCGGCTAGACTTAAGGACGCCGACATGTACAAGAAGATGTTGATCTCGCCGACCGAGGCGGAGAAGCGTCTGAAGGGATCCCCGCAGCAATGGGCGAAGGTGCTTGCGCACGTCACCCAGAGCGAGGGCAAGCCGTCTGTGGCTCCGGCCACTGACAAGCGGCCAGCATTGGCCGTAAGTTCGGTCGCGGATGATTTCCGTGACCTTGTGAAAACTGGTAAACTGGAGAACTGAGAAATGTCAAATGAACCACGCCGCGCGATTACGCTCATGTTGAAAGACAAGCGTATCGGTTTCCCCGATCTGGCTGCACCGCGCTCTGTGCAAGGTGGCAAGCCGTCCTACGGGGCTCGTGTCATCCTCGAACAGAACGACCCTGACGTGAAGCTCATCGAAGCTGCCATGGAAGAAGTCGCCCGCTGGAAATGGAAGGACAGCGCCGCCGACGTCGTCGAGATGTGCCGTGAAAAGGGCCGTCTTGCGCTGGACAAAAAGCCGTACCGCAACAAGGAAGGCAAGCCTTACGCTGGCTTCGAGGGTAAGTACTCGCTCGGTGTCAGCGCGCCGGAAAACAAAGCGCCCAGCCTGTTCGATGAACATGGCAAGGAGTACGGCAAAGACCTGCCGCGCGAGGCTGCTGCGAGCAAGTTCTACGCTGGCTGCTACGGCCACCTGAAGGTGGAGATATATCCGCTGCCGCGTGACGACGGCAACCGGATTTCCTGCGCCATTCTGGGCGTGATGTTCGCCAACGACGGGGAGCCGCTGTCTGGTGGTACGGGTCCGGCCACGGCGGATGATTTCGCAGGCATGGCTAAGGCCAAGCCGGACGCAGAGGACTTCCTCTGATGCTGACAGCCAACGATCAGTTCCGCCTCTTCATCGAGCGCCTTGAGCGCCTTGCGGAAGAGAAGGCGGGCGTCGCCGAGGACATCAAGTGCGTCTTCAGCGAGATGAAGAGCAACGGCTATGACGTCAAGATCACCCGCGAAGTCTTGCGCCTGCGCAAGATGAGCAAGGACGATCTCGACCACCGTAACGCCCTGCTTCGCCTCTACGGCGAGCAGATTGGCCTAGACTTAATCTAAGCCCACTACTATACACGTGTACCGCTGCGAACCCACGTGAACCCACGCGGACGCAGCGGTACTACCCTCTCTTCAGGCGAGGGCCGCGAGATTAACGACCTAGGCTGGTACTCCTTCGGTTGTTGCTGATCCTTCTCGCGGCCTTCACCTAAAGAGAGGAAGGATCAGCCCTCATGAAAATTTTACATCTCGATCTCGAGACCTTTAGCACGACCAGCATAAAGGCGGGCGCGCACCGCTACGCCGAGGACGCCGAGGTGTTGCTCGTCGCCCTCGCCTTCGACGACCAGCCTGTGACCGTCTGGGAGACCGAGCGCCTGCCGCACTGGCGTGACGCCCTGCAGGCCGCGATCGACGACGCCGATCGCGTCGTGATCCACAACAGCGCCTTCGACCGCACGGTGCTGCGCCACGTCGGCGTGGACGTGCCCGTGGAGAAGATTATCGACACAATGGTCCTCGCACTGCTCCACGGCCTGCCCGGCTCTCTGGGGCAGCTCTGTGAGGCTCTGGGCGTGCCGCAGGACAAGGCCAAGGACAAAAGGGGTAAGCGCCTCATTAACCGCTTCACAAAGCCCCAGCCGAAGAATATGAAGGTCCGTAGGGCTACCTCGGAGACCCACCCGGATGAATGGCAAGAGTTCATCGAATACGCCGCACTCGACGTGGACGCGATGCGAGACGTATTGGGGCGTCTGCCTCGATGGAATGATACTCCAAGTGAGCGCGAACTATGGCGACACGACCAAAACATTAACGACCGTGGTATCGCCGTCGACGTTGAACTCGCGCAATCTGCTCTCCGAGCTTTCGACCGAGCTTTCGGAACTCTGGCCTCTCGTATCGAGAGACTGACGGACGGCGCGGTGAAGAGCGCCACGCAGCGCGACCGCATGCTCGAGTATCTGCGCGGGGCGGGCCTCGACCTCGGAGACCTGACCAAGGACACGCTGGAGAGCGCCCTGAGAGGCGATCTGGATCCGAAGGTGCGTGAGCTGCTTGAGGTGCGCCAGCAGGCCGCTGCGACCAGCCCAGCGAAGTACAAGGCCCTGATCGACGCCGTATCGTCTGACGGCCGCCTGCGCGGCACGATCCAGTTCTCGGGCGCGGCGCGTACGGCGCGTGACGCGGGGCGGATCTTCCAGCCGCAGAACCTGCCACGCACGCCGGACTGGTTCGACGAGAAGGTGCAGGACATCACCGTGCGCGCCTTCAAGGCCGACGCGGACCACCTCATCTGGGACAATGTCAGCGAGCGCTGCAGCATGGCCGTGCGCGGCTCCCTGATCGCCCCGCGCGGCAAGAAGCTGGTCATCGCCGATCTGTCGAACATCGAGGGCCGCGTGCTGGCGTGGCTGGCTGGCGAGGAGTGGAAGATTAAGGCCTTCAGGGCGTATGATCACGGCGAGGGGCACGACCTGTATAAGGTGACGGCGGGCAAGATCCTCGGCAAGGATCCGGCCGACGTGACCAAGGAGGAGCGTCAGCTGCAAGGTAAGACCCCCGAATTGGCTGGAGGCTATCAGGGTGGCGTCGGGGCGTACCGTGTCATGGGCGGGCCAGTCTTCGAGGCGATGGACGACGAGGCCATCCAAGCGATCGTCTGGGCGTGGCGCAAGGAGCATCCGAAGACCAAGTCACTGTGGTACGACATTGAGGCTGCAGCCAAGGGGGCGATAAAGAAGCCCGGCACTGTAACCGAGGTGCGCGGCGGCCTGCTGCGCTTCGACGTAAAGACAGACGGCTTCGGTCGTGATTGGCTGCGCATGCGCCTGCCCTCGGGCCGGTATCTGTGCTATGTCGACGCGGAGATCGACAGGGAGGGGCGCATCACCTACAGCGGCGTCAACCAGTACACGCGCAAGTGGCAGACGCTCGACACGTACGGCGGCAAGCTGACCGAGAACGCGGTGCAGGCGATCGCACGCGACGTCTTCATGACGGGCATGCGCCGGGCGGAGGAGCACAACTACCTAGTCGTCCTGCGCGTGCATGACGAGCTGGTGTGCGAGGTGCCCGACCACAACGGCTACACGGCCGAAGTTCTGGCTGGCCTGATGTCGACCAACCCGGGCTGGGCGATCGGCCTGCCCCTGTCGGCCGCAGGCTTCGAGACGCGACGATACCGGAAGGAGTGACATGCTGACCCAGCTCAACCCGACGATACCACTTGAGACGTCGCGCGGGCGGGGCTACGCTCTGGCAGTCATCGACTACGGCATGGAGCACAACCTGCTTTGGGTCGTGGCGCTGGACGAGGGCGGCGAGATCTGGTGCGTGCCCAACGCCGAGGTGCGGGCGCAGAAGAACTGGACGGCAGGGAGGCGAGATGACACCGGCGGCCAAGATACAGGAATACATCAAGAAGCGCGTGCAGGGGAGTGGCGGGAGCTACCGTAAGGTGCGCTGGGAGGGGCGGCGTGGCTGCCCTGACTGCTTCGTCTGGTGGCAGTGGCCCATGGCCGCCTTCATCGAGGTCAAGGCTGGCCGCGATCGGCTACACCCCCTGCAGGCGCGTGAGATCGCCCGCATGCGCGACTGCGGGATCCCCGTCTACACCGTCTCGACCACCGAGGACGTGGACGTTGTTTTGTCCATGATAAAAAACATGTTGCAATGCTGAATTGCACCCTGTAAGAGGGGGCATCAACAACGCATACAGGAGTACCAACCATGTGCAATTTGACCAACTGCTCGCACGACCACATCGATGACCAGATCGACGACATCTTCGGCGGTTTCGACGCGGACACTGTCTTCGATAGCACGCTTGCCGACGCCCAGCAGTACCGCCTGCATGAAGAGAAGTGCCCGTCCTGCAAGGGCAGCGGCCGCTTCCGCAGCTACGCGGGCCGCGTCGTTGGTGACTGCTTCAAGTGCAAGGGTAAGGGCAGCCTGTTCTTCCGCCAGACGCTGGAGCAGCGCGAGAAGGCCAAGGCGCAGCGTGATGCCCGCAAGGCGCGCGAACAGCAGACCGCCGCCGAGCAGGCTGACGCATGGCTCGAGGCCAACCCCGTCGAGGCTCAGTGGCTGCGCGAACCCGTCAAGGGCGACTTCACCTTCCACGCCGACATGCTCGCCTCGCTGATCAAGTACGGCAGCTTCACCGAGCGCCAAGAGGCCGCCGTCCGCAACGGTGCTGCCAAGTCAGCCGCGCGCAAGGCTCAGTGGGCCGCCGAGAAGGCCGCCCGCGAAGAAGGCGCAGCTACCTTGACGCTGGTCAAGATCCGCGCGGGCTTCGACAGCGCGAAGCAGCACCTCAAGCGCCCCAAGCTGCGCATCGCCGACATCCAGTTCTCGCTGGCCCCAGTGACCGGCCGCAACGCTGGCTGCATCTACGTCGTGCGCGCGAGCGACGACACCTACCTCGGCAAGATCACGCAGGAGGACAAGTTCATCACCTCACGCGACTGCACCGCAGCCGACAGCGAGACCGTCGCTCGCGTCGCTGCCGATCCGGCTGCCGCCGCCACGGCGCACGGCCACGAGTACGGCCAGTGCAGCTGCTGCGGTCGCGAGCTGACCAACCCCGAGAGCGTCGCTCGCGGCATCGGCCCCATCTGCGCAGAGCGGTGGGGCTGGTAATGACCCAAACCTTCACCCCGCACGACTACCAGCGCGAGGCGATGTCGCACCTGTTCAAGCTCCAGAGGTCCGCCCTCTGGATGCCCATGGGCGGCGGCAAGACCGTGACGACACTGACGGCCCTCGATCATCTGAGCATGGTCGAGGACGTCTTCCCTGCGCTCGTCCTCGCCCCGCTGCGCGTCGCCAGATCGACGTGGCCGGACGAGATCGCGAAGTGGGGGCACCTGTCACACCTGCGCGTCAGCGTCGTCACCGGCTCGCCTGCGCAGCGTCAAACGGCGCTTGACACCCCGGCGGACATTTACTGCACGAACTATGACAACCTCGTCTGGCTCTGCGACCGCCTCGGCGACGCGTGGCCGTTCAAGACCGTCGTGGCCGACGAGTTCACCCGCCTGAAGTCCTTCCGCCTGCGGCAAGGCAGCAAGCGCGCCGGTGCGTTGGGCAGGGTGGCGCACACCCGGGTCAGCCGCTTCATCGGCCTGACCGGCACGCCTGCGCCAAACGGTGTGAAGGATCTGTGGGGCCAGATCTGGTTCCTCGACAAGGGCCAGCGCCTCGGGCGCACGTTCAGCGCCTTCGAGCAGCGGTGGTTCCGCAAGGGCTATGACGGCTACAGCCTCGTGCCTTACGAACACACGCAGTCCGAGGTCGAGGCGCAGCTCAAGGACATCTGCCTGACCGTGCAGGCGCTGGCGGTCGACGAGCCGAACACGTTGCCGATCTATGTCGACTTGCCGCCCAAGGCGCGCAAGGCGTACGACAGCCTTGAGGAAGAGATGTACGCCATCCTGCAGGAGAATGAGGTCGAGGCGGCCAATGCGGCCGTGCGGACCCAGAAGTGCCTGCAGATGGCCAATGGCGCGATCTATGTGGACGAGGACAAGACGTGGGAGGAAGTGCATGACGCGAAGCTCGACGCACTGGAGAGCATCATCGAGGAGGCTAACGGAGCGCCTGTGCTGGTGGCGTATAACTTCAAGCACGATCTCCAGCGACTACAGGCTCGTTTCCGTAACGCTCGGGTGCTGGACGCTGACCCTGATACGATCAGGAAGTGGAACACCGGAAGGATCCCGATATTACTCGCTCACCCTGCGTCGGCGGGGCACGGCCTCAACCTCGCCGACGGGGGCAACATCCTCGCCTTCTTCGGCGTGAACTGGAACCTTGAAAGCGACATGCAGATCATCGAGCGTATCGGCCCTATGCGGCAGAAGCAGGCCGGCCACAACCGACCTGTTTGTGTTTACCGCATATTGGCACGGAACACAGTGGATGATATAGTCATGGAACGTCTACAGTCCAAGAAGTCGGTCCAAGAGGTCTTGCTGGCCGCAATGGAGAGAAGAAATGGTCACAAAAACTAGGTTGGAAAAAGTGTTTCGGTACGACGAAAAAGCGGGGCATTTTTACTGGCTAAATCCTACGTCCAAATCCGTAAAGCCGGGCCAAATAGCTGGCCGTAAAGCGAATAACGGCTACCGACAGATCATGATAGACAACACTCGGCACCAAGAACACCGCCTTGTGTGGCTATGGGTGCATGGAGTTTTCCCTGAAAATGAGATTGATCATATAAACGGTGTTCGAGACGACAACCGAATTGAAAACTTGCGCGAGGCTACGAAGGCTCAGAACCAGCAGAACATCGGCGCAGCGCGCCGGCACGGACATACGGGGCTTTTAGGTGTCAGCTATCATGCAGGCAATCGCTGGCGTGCGCAGATCAGGGTGGATGGAGTAAAGTACTACCTCGGCTTGTTCCCGACACCAGAAGCCGCGCACGAGGCATATCTTAGCGCGAAAGCCAAAATACATAAGTTCCAACCAACCATGCGCCAGAACCCGGCGCGCGTGCGCACTGGCCCATGGAAGGATGCAAATCAGATGCCTATCCCTGAGTTTTCTTCTTCACCGCGAACTTCTCGCGATCAACAGGACCACCCTCGGCGAGAAGAGGCATCTCGCCCTTGAGCATCATGTCGAGTACCGTTTCGGGGTCCATACCAAGGCGGTCTGCCGTGTACCGGACGCGCGCCTCGAAAGTTCCGAGGAACGGCTCGGCAGCGGATCCGAGGCCTGTCGTCTCGCCGCCGCCAAGCCACATTGAAGCCTGATATTGGGCGGGTGAGATGCCGAGTTTTTTAGCTTGGTCTTGTTGCCACTGTTCATAGTAGCCGTACTCGTTTTCACGGGGTTTTGAGGCCCACAGCGCCGGATCATTGAGCGCGTCTTCCATGGGTATATAACCCTTACCAACCCACTCTTGAGGCCGGTATGTCATGGACACCTCGTCCTCGCCGATTTCGCCTTTTTTGTTAACTTTGCCGGGCTTGATTTTGACGGCAGACTGTACGACGTCTTCTGGCAGTCCGGGGTATTGACGGCGCAGGGTCTCTAACGCGCTTTCAGGTGTCTTGGCGAGTTCGGCGATTGACGTCTCCAAAAAGCGCGGATCTCCCGAGAGGATACCCGGCAATCGGAAATTGTGGGTGTCGATCGTTGCGACCTGCTGGTTGCCCTGCAAATTGCTAGAGAAACTTGCGGGTTTCGGGTTCTTGAAAATATCCCAACCACCGCGCTGTTCCAGACCGCGCACGTTGTCGCGGTGTAATTTCTGCGCGATCGACCCGTAACCAGCGGCGGGGCTATCAGGTACTGGGATGCCCTGCGACTGGAGGTAGTTGTAATAGGAGCCTGTACGGACGTTGTCAGGAACACGCGCGCGAGGGCTGGTTGCTGCCATCAAATCCATCAAGCGTGAGTAGCCCGCGCCCGCTTCGCTCTCGGGCATAATACCTTCCATGCGCCGCAATAAGGGCTCGGTGTTGTACCATTCCTTACCGCCACCTTCGATACCACGCTGTACCGTCTCGTTAATGCCACGCTCGACCTCGGGGACTGCGAGAGCGCTGACGATACGGGGTGACGGACCTCTAGGCGGGTTTACGCGCGGAATTTGAAATTGAGGCACATTCGGAACGTCTGACAGCTTGCTGACATCGAACAGCTTGCCGTAGCCGGGGTTCTCGACACGCCATTCAGCGTAGGAAGGCGACCCCTTGCTGGGCTTCTTAGCTTCACTCAGCACATCTTGGGCTGCCGCGCCCGAGGTGCCTGAGCGGTTGCGGATGATTGCCGGTGCTGCTGGCTTCGCTGCTGGCTTCGCTGCTGGCTTCGCTGCTGGCTTCGCTGCTGGCTTTGCCTTGGGCTTGGCGGCTAGAGGTTTTTTCTTCGGCGCGGGCTTGTCGATGTTAAAAGCCTTGCGCAGAGGCTTCTCGACAACATCTGGGATGTAGTCCGCGCCAGCCTCAATGCCGCTCTCTAGGAATTTACGAAAGGGTGTCTTCGCCATGACTATCGGACCTTCTTGACTGCGTAACGAATGGGACGGGCGGCCAGATTTATAGCCGCTTGGCCGGGGCGTGTGCGCGCGAGGCGTCGGCCACCTGCGCCGACACCAGACGCCACGCTGTAGGCGAGGGCATTGCCCAGCGCATCTTCGCGGATGTCGCGGGGGATGTCGCGCATTTCTTGCGCCTTTCCAGCGCCGTACGTGGCCCCCTGTAGTAGGTCGTCCACTGCACCGACACCAAAGCGTGCGGCGCGACCGGCGTTAGCCAGAGCGCGGGCACCACCGAGGCTAGGGGCGAGCATAGAACCGCCGACCATTCCTGCGCCTTCGAGGGCCATAGCCGTCCCCGGGTTGCGCTCAGCATACCGCTCCTGCAGCATGCGGATGCGGTTGACCTCGTTGCGGTAAGCGTTCGGATCCTTGGCAGCGAGCGTGCGGAGCCTAGCCTCGATCTCGTCTCCGAAACCGAATGACAGGCCCTGCCCGAAGGTGCGAGCCGCGTTGGCGTAATCGTACCCTTGCTTCTTCGGCTGGCCGCCCTTGCGCAGCTTGACCGGGCCGCCACGGGCCATCTCGATCGGTTTGCCGCTACTGTCCACGCGCGTGCCGTCGGGCAGGATGTAGGTGTCGGTCTGAGGGTCGTAGCGGCCCTCGGACGCGAGGTCGATCGTCGGGTTCACTTCGGCCGCAGCCTGCTCAATCGGCACCATCTCTTCGGGCGGCGCGGACCGCAGCCCCTCGGCACCGGGGACCGACGGAGCGCCGTAGCGAGCCTGCAGCTCCTCCGCGCCAGTCTTCTCGAGCATCGTGGCCCCCTGCGTCGCGGCAAGGAACGCGGCGGGGTTATTCTGATACGCGTTAGGCAAACTAGCAATCGCACGCCCTGCGGCGGTGTCCATGGCCGCCGAGCCAAGGCGCGCACCGGTGCCTGCCAGACGACCAGCTCCGTAGCTCATACCAGCCATGGCTGCAGGCGAGAACAGCGGCGCAGTCGCGACGGCCATCGGTAGCGATACCGATGTCAGCGCGGGGGCGGCGAACGGCAGTGCAGCGGCAACGCGGTTGATACCGCGCGGGGCGATCGACGAGGCGCTTTGCCCAGCGAGCAGCGCGGCCAGTTCGCCTGTCGTGTCAGCCTCAGTCAGTCGATTGAATTGACCAGTGCGAGCGCCGTAGCCGGTATTGACGTTGTTCCGATAGATGCTCTGCAGCTTACGTGAGGCGGTCTCGATACCGGCCCTATTGCCGAGGCTGAGTGAGCGCTCGATCTGCTGCGCCTCATTCGCGGCCTTCTCGTAGTCGCGCATGATGTCGGCGTATACCGGATCGTGTTTGACCAGCTCCTGCCGCACGGCGTTGTACGTCTGCTTGGCGATGCCGGCGGCTTTGCTGTCAACCGCGCCGTTGATCTTCGAACCGATGTCGTAGACGTCCCGCTTGAACTGGTCCATTTCCAAAGGCAGCAGCAAGTTTGGATTGGCCTGAGCCTTCGCGGCGTACTCATCGACGAAAGAGTTCATCTTCTCCCACGCAAGGTGATCGGCAGGCCGGTCGCCTTGACGCGTAGACCAAGTGTCGTAGGATTTAGGCTTCAGCGACTGCACGCGCTGCTGCACCTTACCGATGTCGAGGGGCGTCGGCGTCGTGCCGAAATTCTGCATGGCTGTGCGATACGCATCAGACGCTGTATCGCGGATACCCGCGAGTAGGCCCTGCGCAGCACCGACAACTTCCTCAGCGGTCCCCTCGGGGTTCGTAAGGCCGCGCATAAAACCTTCGCTGCGCGGTGTTGGCGCACCAGTGCGTCCGCGTTCAAAACCCGCACCGGCGGCCTCTGAGATCGTAGCCCCGCCGATACCCGACGGGAAGCCGGCAATCTCCGCAGGCACATTAGCCAGCGGCGTCCCAGCAAGTTTTTTCCCAGCCGCAGCCGGGGCCTCTGTCGCGAGTGCGACCGCACCCGATAGCGGGTCGATGACACGGCCTGCAGTCGACAGGCCCTCACCGAGGCGCGTAGCGCCCGCAGCCTTCAGGCCCGCGCCGCTGCCGCTCAGGAGCAGACTGATGTCGCCCACCGCAGCAGCAGGGTCTTTGATGAAGTACCGCTTCATGCCTTCGGGGCTGCCGTACTGCTCTTTGAGAACCTCACCGAGAGCCTGCACAGCCGGATCGTCCGTGTCGCCCTGAAGAAGCGCGCCAGCGATATCCGTCATCGTCTTGATGCTGCCCTGCCGCTCGAGGCTGAAGACACTCGAAAGCGTGTCGGCGGTCAGTTGCCCGAGGCCGGTGGTCAACTGGCCCACACTCTCAGGCAGGTTGCGCCCAGCCTGCGCGACAGTCTCAATCAGGCCAGCGTTCTTGGAGGCGGCCTCGTCGATCGCGCGGTAGTCGATGCTACTGCCGAGTTGGGCGCGCTGCTCAGGCGTCTGCTTAAAGATGTCGACATTGTCTGCGGCCGTGCGCTTGGCGTAGTCCGCAATTTGGTCTTCGGATATGAAACCCTCGCGGTTCGCGACGTCGGCCAATAGCTGGCCATACCCCTCAGCAGTAGCTTCGGGCATGCGGGTGTATTCGACGAGTTCCGCCTCTGCGCGAGGCGAGAAGCGGAAGCCGCGAATGTCCTCGCCCGAGATCCGAGCGCCCGGCGGCGGAGCAACCAGACCCGTCGGATTTGCTGCGACGTCCTTCTCTAGTGTCGCATTCAGCTTGTCCGCGTAATCGCGGATTTTGTCACCGTAAATTTCAGCGGGGTGCGTTTTCAGAATTATCTGGGTGTCAAGCGGCGGCACGCCCAAAGCCGCAGCCTCTCCGTTGAAGGCCGCGATGTCCGCCTCATAGCTCTTGCGGACGTCATTATAGCCGTCGCGCTGTACGAGGACGCGGTTTTTCAGAAACTCGCGGATAGCTCGGCGTGTTCCATCGCTAAACTTACCGCTTTTATTGAACTCGTTTCGGAACTGCTGGGGTATCCGTTCGAGGGCAACTTGGATGGTGTTGTAGCGGTCGATGTCGCCCTGCATGACCGCGCCGGTCGGATCCTGTACCTTCGCAGCCAGCGTAACTAGGTCTTGGTCACCCGCCGAGTTTGGGGGCGTGGAAAGCGCCGTGGTGTAGTACCGCATGCCTTCGCGGTATATTTTGACGTCGTTGTCCGCATCGAAACGCTGGCGCAGATCACCGCCATATGTCTTGGCCTTGATCATGATATCAAGCCGCTCTTTGCGCAGGTTCTCTTCGGCCTGCGGTCCGGCGAAAGGCAGCGTAGCCGCAGTCTTCTCCACATCCTGCTGGCCGCGCGTGATGTCGATGTCACTCTTCTGAGCTTTTTGCTGCTGTTCAGAAGTTTTTCTAGGGCCGCCAAAGTCTGCAGGATTGATTGTCGCTTGCATCTAATTAATTCCCTTTGCCGAGTTTAGCCAATCCTCGCTGAAAGGCGGCCCGTATTTTTGGTGCATAGCGGGGGTAGAAGTCCAGTAAAGCCTTCAAGTTCGCCTCGGTAGGAGCACCCTCCAATTGCGCGTAGGCGTTTCTCTCGGCTTCCAGACTGTCGAACACGTTGTTGAAGTTCGGATTTATCGGCGCGTTTGAATATGGGTCGCGCAATTCACCATTGACCTCAACACCCGCGACAGGTCTCGCAAAAGCGGATCCGGCCCGCACGAGTTCGGCAGCCGTCCTCGCACTGGTGACGCCGCGATCAGCCACGCCCGACAGATAGCTATTGCGGAAGCGCTCCAGCTCGGTTTCACGGGCCAAGCGCGCTTTGCGGTCAGCTTCTGCGATATCGCCGAACGCCCCCGACAGCTTGCCAATCGTGCCGGCGATACCGCGATACTTGCGCGGCGCGAGGAGGGCCTGCGATATGGCGAACAGTTTTTCCGATTGCGACATGCCGGCGTTGCGCGCCCGTATGTTCTCCTCGCCACGCTCGAATAACTCTCGTTGCGTCTTTTCTCGCGCCGCCTCTGCCGCAAGTTGGCGGTCGTATACGCTCTGGATAAGGCCCATCGGATCCGACTTTAGTTGCGCAAAGTCGATGCCACCCATGGCGCTCAGGGCACCGACGTCCTCGCCCATCGTCTCTTCTTCGTCCATAGCCTTAAACTCCGAGTAGCTTGCCGAGGGCAGTGCCGGCCTGAGCTTGGCCAAGGATGCCAGCGATGCCCGTTAGCGCGCCGCCGACCGTCTCTGCGGTGCTGGGTTTGTAGGTCTGCTGGTACCCCAGCGGCACGATGCCCTCGTCCTTGGTGGCTGTGGGTACACCTGCCTTGACGCCGCCGAAGGTCTGGAGCATCGCGTTGATCTGCTCCTGCGGGTAGCCCTGCTGACGCAGGAAGTCGCCATATGCGAGGTCGAGGTTCTTCTGCGCCTGACCCTGCTGCATGCCGCCGACTTGCTGCAGAGCGCCTGCGCCAGTGAGGCCGAGTTGCTGCGCCGTCTCGCCCATGCCTGCCAGCTGCTGCGCCCCAGCGAGGTTGCGCGTGATGTCCTGACCGGCAAAGCCGCCTGCAGTCTGGCCAATGCTGGCGAGGAGGCGCTGCTGCTCTTGTGTGAGGCCTGCGCCTGCCGTGCCGAGGCCGCGCGCCGTCTCGGCGAGACTGCCGAGCTGCTGCGCCCCTGTGAGGTTGCGCGCGATGTCCTGACCGGCGAAGCCGCCTGCAGTCTGGCCGATCTGGGCCAGCATGCGCTGCTGCTCTTGCGTGAGGTTCGCGCCCGCAGTGCCGAGGCCCTGCAGCTGCTGCGCGGCACTCAGCGTGTTCCGCTGTTGTGCCTCGGCGACGTTGCCCGCCGTGCTGGCCAACTGGCCCATGCGCGACAGGTCGGTGCCAGCAAGGGCGGCAGCCTCGCCGTAGCCAGCCCGCAGGGCCTCGCTCTGCTTGCCGAGGATGTCGCTGCTGACGTCGCGGACTGCGCGGGCGGTGTCGGTCATCATTCCCGACGGCGTGCCCGCCCCCGGCTGACGGCCGCCGAAGCCTAGCTGCCCTGCGGCGATGTAGCGGCCCTCGATGCCGGGCATGATATTCTCGGACAGGTTGCGCGCACCCAGCTCGCCGATGCGGTTGACGACCGCGTCGGTGTAGGGGTTCATGTACTGGCCGATGTTGGCGACACTGGTCTGGCCTGCCTGCGCCAAATAGGGTTCAGCTGCGCCAGAGATGTTCGCGCCTGCGGCCTGCCCTGCAAGGCTGCGAGCCGTGCCGAAGTCGGCCTCGGCCCTTGCAGTCGGGTCGAGGCCCAACGCCTGCCCGATGTAGGGCTGTGCGGCCGCCAGAGCGCCGGGAGCGGCCATGGCCCCCTGCGTCGCCTGCGCGGCCTGCCCTGTGAGGCCTCGGGCCGTGCCGAAGTCAGTCGCCGCCTCGGCGATCGGGTTCAGGGCCGTAGCCTGCCCGATGAAGGGCTGGGCAGTCGCCAGAGCGCCCGGCGCGGCCATGGCACCCTGCGTGGCCTGTGTGGCCTGCGTCAGGGCAGGCTGGTAGGCCGTGGCGGCCTGACCGGTCATGCCGAAGGCCTGCTGCTGCGTGGGCGAGAACTCGGCGACGCGTGGGCCTTGATACAGCTGCAGCGGGTTCGCGCTCAGCGCCTGCTGATTGGAAAGCAGCTGCATCGCGTAGTTGGTGTACCAATCGGGCAGCACCGTCTCGCTGACTTTCGACGTGTAGGTCGAGCCAGCCGGCAGCTCCCCGTTGTTCAAGAAATCACTCAGCGCCATTATGTTCGCCCTCCGGCCATATAGTGTTCGGGCCGCTTCGCCTTGGCGCTAAATTCGCCTCGCGCCAGCTTCTGGCCCTTTTGTTTCCTTACGTTCACGCGGAACTTGTCGAGCATCTTCGCCCCCGCCTTGTTCGATCCGTTGCCCAAGAGCGCGACCGTTTCGGCGTCTATAACATATTCGCCGTCGGAAAGCAGCGCCGGAATTTTATCGTCGCGGCCGTCGCCCGGCCCCTCGACGGCGAAGCCGCCTCGGGCGTATCCGGTGTAGGCTCGGCTCCGGTTCGGCGCACCCTGCGGCACGTAGTTGAAGAAGCTCTGCTCGGGGCCGTAGCCATAGCGGTAATAGTCCATCGGGTCGCGCAGGCCCTGCACAGCGAGGTCGGACGCAGTGCGTGCGCCTGTGCCGCCACCACCGACACCGCCCGGCAGATTGGGTGGCGGGAGCTTCGCCGAGAAGACTGAGCTGAACGGGCTCGAGCGTACCGGCACGCGGAACTTGCTGCCGCCGCCACCGCCGCCACCCTCGAACAGCGCCCCCAGCGTGCTGGTGGCGAGGCCTGCGAGGCGCAGGTAGTCGATGATGTCCTGCAGTCTGTTCCTCTCGGGCGCAACCTCGGGCTTGACGTCCTTGAGCAGGTCGGGCTGTGAGACAGGCGTCGTCTGCACGCCGGGGAGCGCGAGGGGCACCGGAGGTATGGCAGGCGGCTCGGGTTGGATAACCTTTGGCGCAATGACATCAATACCCTGCTCGTAATCAACAGGAGGTAGACCGCCTGACGGAGGTAGGGCTACCGGCGCGCTGGGCTGCTGCTCGGGGTATGTCGTCTCCGGCGCGTTGACCACAATGTCAGAGCTGAGCGGCCCGCTCGGCGGGAGCGTTACCGGCACCTGCTCTTCGGGATATGTCGTCTCCGGTGCATTGACCACGATATCAGGAGTGCCGAGCAGTTCTGCCACCACAGGAGGCAGCGTTACCGGCACCTGCTGTTCGGGGTACGTCGTCTCCGGCGCATTGACCACAATGTCAGAGCTGAGCGGGCCACTCGGCGGCCCGCTCGGGGGCAGTGCTACCGGCACCTGCTCTTCGGGATATGTCGTCTCCGGCGCGTTGACCACAATGTCAGAGCTGAGCGGCCCGCTTGGTGGGCTGCTCGGGGGCAGCGCTACTGGCGTCGACACCGTAGGCGTACCAGATACGACGATATCCCGCTCTTCGGGCGGCGTTTCAGGCGCGGGCTGAAGAGGCAATTCCGCCCCAGTAAGGCCCAGCATGTCGGCGGCTTCAAGCCCCGGAATTGGTACGTAGGTCGACACTGGGGGCGTAGCTGATACGACGATATCGTTGAGGGTGTCTTGGCCGGTATCCCCCCTCGGTGCAGAGCCGCCGCCATCGCTGATCGATACTGGGGCGCTTACGGGAGGGGTAGCCGCGACAGTTATGGTGCTGCCATCGAAAGTGCCAGAGCCACCGCCCGTCGAGGAGGACGGGGCGCTGGGCGCTGTGAGGCCCAACTCCTCTGCGACACCGGGTAAAAAGTAGGAAGAAGCGCCTGAAGCCAAACCGCCAAGCAGAGCGTTTTCGAGAGACTGGCCGGTGGCGAGACCGCCTGCAGTCGCGCCGAGGCCGGTGCCGATCGCGCCAGCCGTCTTCGCGCCGAGGTCTGCAGCCTCGCCGATAGCCGGGCCGAGAACCGTGCCGCCTGCACTCGTCAGGGCACTCATGACCGCGCCCTTGAGCGGATCTTTATCTGCGAAGGCGTTACCGGCCGCGCCCGCTGCTGAGGCTGCCGCGATCTGCGCGGGTATGCTGAGGCCCCCGGTGGCGAGTGCCACCATAGCCGGTATCAAGAAGCCCCCGATGTCGCCGATGATGCCCCTGCCGTCTTTGGCGTCGGACGGGCCTGAGATCCAGCGCATCTCCCCTACGGAGCCGTCTGGGTTGATCGTCCGTTCGCCCTGTTGGATATCCCACGCGGCGTTCGCGCCCTTGGTGTCGCTCAGGTTCTGTGCGAACTTCACAGCCTCTACGGCAGCCTCCGGTCCCTCACCGCTGAACAGGACTTTGCCATTGCGGTCTGTGACGCGGATGGGGCCGCCCCAATACTGGAATGCGTTGGTCTGCCCTCGGTCGCCAAAACCAGTGGCTTCCCCTGTGTTGCTCAACGGGGCGGTGATGAAGGTGCCTTCTGGCGGGGTGTTCGCCGCGATCCTGCGCGCTTCCCGCTCCTCGTATGTCAACGGCGGTGGCGTTTGCGTAGCCTGTTCGAGGGGCGAAGCGTAAGGCTCTGCGGCAACCGGCTCTGCGGCAACCGGCGTGCCTGTCTGCTCTGCATAGGTGACGGGTTCCACAGCGGCGGGCGCTCCAACTTGTTCGGGGTAGTTGACGAGCGAGGAGTAGTCCGGTCCGACGTCGGTGGGCATGCCTGTCTGCTCGGCGTAGCTCAGCGGGCCCGCCTGCTCAACAGCGGCAGGGGGCGAGTAGTACGGCTCAGCCGCCACCGGCGCACCTGTCTGCTCCGCATAGGTGGCGGGTGTCGAGTAATCAGGCTCGACCGCAACCGGCGCACCTGTCTGTTCGGCATAGGTGACGGGTGTCGGATACTCGGCGGGAGGCGTGTAATTCACCAGCGACGAATAGTCAGTCGGCGGGGTGTATACCGGCTCGGCGCTGACAGGCGCACCGACTTGCTCGGGATAGGTGACGGGTGTCGAGTAATCGACCGGAGCCGAGTAATCGGACGCACCGTAGTCGAGCGGGGACGTGTACTCGACCGGAGGCGTGTACGCCGGCTCAGGGAAGTACTCGACCGGCGGCACATACGCAGGCGGGGTGTACTCGACCGGAGGTGTGTACGCCGGCTCTGCGTACGCAGGGGGCGAGTAGACAGGCTCCGAGTAAGTCGGCTCGGGGTAATATTCGACAGGCGGTGTGTACGCCGGCTCTGGATAGATGGGCGTAGGCTCCGAGTAGTCGGCCGGGGGCGTGTACACCGGCTCTGAGTAGTCGGACGTGCCGTAATCAAGCGGGGATGTATACTCGACCGGCGGTGTATAGGCCGCCTGAGCCTGTTCCGCTGCTATCCGCTGAGCCTCGGCCTGTGCTGCTGCCACCCGTTGAGCCTCAGCCTGTTGCGCGGCCATCCGCTGGGCTTCAGCCCGCGCCGCCTGAGCTTGCTCTGCCGCTACCCGTTGGGCCTCTGCCTGTGCTGCCGCTATCCGCTGGGCCTCAGCCTGTTGCGCCGCTATGCGTTGGGCCTCGGCCTGCGCGATCCGCTGGGCTTCAGCCTGCGCCGCCTGAGCTTGCTCTGCCGCTATCCGCTGGGCCTCAGCCTGTTGCGCTGCCATCCGTTGGGCCTCGGCCTGTGCTGCCGCCACCCGTTGGGCCTCGGCCTGTGCTTGAGCCTGTTGCGCTGCTATGCGTTGGGCCTCAGCTTGTTGCGCTGCTACCCGTTGGGCCTCTGCCTGTGCTGCCGCTACCCGTTGGGCCTCGGCCTGTGCTGCTGCCACCCGTTGAGCCTCAGCTTGGGCCTGTGCTTGGGCCTGTGCTGCCGCTATCCGTTGGGCTTCTGCCTGTGCTTGGGCCTCTGCCTGTGCTTGAGCCTGTGCTGCTGCTACCCGCTGCGCTTCAGCCTGTGCTGCTGCGACACGCTGGGCTTGAGCCTGTGCTGCTGCTACCCGCTGCGCTTCAGCCTGCGCCGCCGAATACGCAAGATCTGAGTACTCAGTTGGAGGAGGGCTCGCAGGCTCATAGTATACAGGCGGGGGGCTTGCAGGCGGGGGGCTTGCAAGCGGAGGGCTTGCAGGCGGAGGGCTTGTAGGCGGAGGGCTTGTAGGCGCTGGGTATACAGGCTCAGAGTAGTACGTCGGCTCGGGATAGTACGTCGGCTCGGGATAGTACGTCGGCTCGGGATAGTACGTCGGCTCGGGATAGTACGTCGGCTCGGTCGGCGATGCACCTACCGGATCGTAGTATCCCGACATGCCGTAGTCGTACGCGCCATAGTAAGGCTCGTTCGAGTACAGATAGTTAGTATAGCCGGGGATATAGTAGTCGTCCATCAACCTGCACTTTCAAGCATCGGGTAGGCGCGCATTGCCCAGTCACGCCAGTCCGAGAACTGGTAAGGATCAGGAAGGGTGCGCTGCGTAAAAGGAGACGCGCGTACAAGCCCCGTTGCCCAATCGCGCCACGCAGTTTCCTCGGGAGGCCTCCCGAATGACCACGCGTCGCCGACGACCAATATAACCGAAGAAGCCCAGTCTTGCCAAGTCATTCCGAGGGGGTTGATCACGCTAATGTCGTGCCATCGCCCGGCTGGACGTGTGCGAGGATCAATCCCATTTGAAAGTCACCCCCGAGCGTGTTGCTTTCGAAGCGGAAACGAAGCTCACGCCGCTGGGTTTTGAGGAAGACGACCTGCTCCTGCGGCGTCTGCGCCGTCTCGACTATCGTCATGATCGGCCCGTCGACTTCGGGTGCGCGGGCATTCGCGCGGCCCGTCACCTGCACGGTCATGTCGCCGCTCTGGACGAAGTCCGGCTCGAGCATAAGCACCTGCAGGGCCTTGTTGACCGAGGCCGTCACCGGCAGGGAGATGTCCGCCGTCTCGAAGTAGGACTGGATCGGATTGAGCAGCAGGCCGTCAATCTCGTCCGTGCCGATCTCGTGGACCCAGAACTTGTAGGGCCGCTCGAAGGTGATGTCGAACGTCGCGGACGTGCCGCTGCCGCCGGTGACCGCCACGGGGTTGCTCGGGATCTCGGTGTAGTCGCCCGCGTTGCTGATCGTGACGCCAGTCACTGCGCCGCCTGCGCCGATCGTGGACACCGTCAGTTCGGCGTCGATCTGGCCGAAGCCGCCAGACAAGGTGAGGATGTTGCCGACGGCGTAGCCGGTGCCGCCGACGGCCACAGTGGCCTCGAAGGCGGTGAAGTCTTGCGGCTGCACGCCCGACATCAGGGGCTTGCGGAACACTGCGGGGAAGAGACCCGCGCCGCGCCCGTCATTCGGCAGGGCCGTGTCGTACCAGACATTCTCGCGGACGTTGTAGATGATCGCGTGGTTCGGCTCCTCGCTGTTCCCGAAGGGGAAGCACCACCAGATTTCGCCGAAGCGCGGCACCTTCAGGGCGAAGACCTTCTGCCGCTGGGCGTAATTCAGGTTGTCGAAGAAGAAGTTCAGGTTGAGGTTGTTCTCAACCTCGCGCACGACGCCGTTGAACATCAGGAAGCGGTCGGTGCCGATCCAGTAGAAGACGCCGTCATACTCGATGACCGACTGCGCAGACAGGATCGACGACTGCGAGCTGATCGTGTCGAACTGGAATAGGGCCGAGCCGCCGATGTAGCTGGCGCGGATGAGGCTGTCGGCCGACCAGAAGAGGCCGGAGGGGCTGTTGCCCGGTCCGCCGCGCAGGGGCATGCCGCGCACGATCTTTTGGCCGGTGACGTGGGCGTTGCCCGCGCCCGAGCCAGTGAAGTCGTCTGGGCGGTTGGGCACGGACCACGCGACGTAGCCGTCATTGCCGAAGGCGAAGAGGTACGGCGCGAGGCTGACGATGCCGCCGGTGCAGCTGAAGTTGGCGGGCTTCTTCGCGCCCGCCACGGGGGTCAGGGTCGCCGTGCCGAGGAGGTCGCCCGTGAAGATCTCGCCGCCGGTGCTGTTGCAGATGCAGTTGAGGTTCGGGGCGACCTGCGCGACGATCTTGTTGCCGGAGGCGGTGTCGTAGGAGACTGCGAACTGCCAGAGATTGGCGTCGCTGGCCGTGAAGCCTGTCGCGGGCGTGCGGTCGGCGATGACGCTCGTGTTGTACGTGCTGTCGATGTAGAAGCGTTCCACGCGCCGGGCCGAGCCGGCGTGGATGTAGGTTTGAAGATCCTGCGTGTACTCCAACAGCGTGCGCGGGAGGCCACGCAGGAACTTATTGATTGAGCGGTAGCCGCCCATCTTTCTCGTCAGCCCGCGCTGGAAGCGTACCCACTGCCCGTCGACGTAATTGTCGCCGTCGAACTTGGTGCCGTCCCGCTTGATGCCGGGTGTCGATCTGATCTGGACGATTTGCTCAGCCATTGAAAGGACGCTTAGCCCCCTTCTACATCATCCTGCGCAGCGGGGGGCACTTGCGCCTCAGCCTGCGACTTGATTTTGACAACGAGGGGCCATGCGCCGCTCGACGTGGGCAGGTTGCCCAGCGTCTGCAGTACGGCGTTGATCTCGTCGACGGTCAGTTTCAGTTCAATTTCCATTATGCGCTCCATGGTAACGGGGGCGTGACTACCGGCGGATGTACCTGATCGGCAATCTGCTGGGCCACATTCGCCTCATACGCTGTAACTTGGTCTTCGCCAAGAGCGTCTTGCACCCACCCAATGACCTGCGCTTCGGTCAGATCGGCATATGGCGTGAAGGTCGCGCCTTCATCGAGGGTGACGCCAACCGAGCCATAGACACCGCCATTGTAGGTCGTGCCGGAGACTGTTTCGGTGCCAGCAAGGGTCCAGTGGACCATGAAGACCACGTCGGTTTCACCGTCGAATTCGGGGTAGGCGTCCATCTGCACTACGCCCCATGTGTTGGTAACTGCCATATTTACTTCCCTTCAAGTTGTGCCACGCGGGCGCGCAGCGATTGGATTTCCTTAACCAGCATCGGCACCAGTTTGGAATAGTCGACACCCATCATGTCGTCAGGATCAGCGGGTACGCTGACTGCCTCCGGTGCAACGGTGAGCAGTTCTTGTGCGACCATACCGTAGGGCTGATGTGAGCCGTCTGCTTTCCAGTCGAATTTACGAACTTGGATGGCGTCGATCAGATTGGCGGCATCGTCTGCATCAAATACATTTTCCTTTAGTCGGGCATCCGACGAAGTGTTGTACGCAGTCGAGGTGGTGGTGACGGATATATTTCCGACGTTTGACCCAGAACGGAAGAAAATTATTGCCTGAGTATCCGCCTGCGTCGATACCGCCATCGCGGTACCTGTGCCACCATTTGTCACATATAATGTAGAGCCACTACCCGAGGCATTTGGGTAGTATATGAACCCGTCAGTCGTAGTCTCGTTGGCAACACTGCTTTTTGCAATTAGAAATCTACCGCTGCTGTCGATGCGGGCGCGCTCGGAGCCGTTAACGGCGAAGCCAAGGGGGTTGGCAGTGGCGTTGTCGATATACGCCGTGCCGTCGCCACGCACATAGAAATATGCAAAGTTCGAACCAGCACGGGCGAGATAGCCTGCTGCACCAGAACCACCAGTAGCTGTGGTGTTGGTTATACCGATATAGCTTGCCGTGGACACTCCGTCTGCACGGACTTCCATGGGGTATGAAGGTGCGTTGACATTGAACCCGACGTTGCCCGACGTGTCGATAACCATACGATAGAAGGCCGTGACATCATCAAAGATTAGGAACCCGTTGCTGTCGGAGCCGATGGTAAACTGACGGTACGAAGTGGGGTTGAAGTTCATGTAGGCATTTGCGGTGCCGCCGATACCCAGTTTTCTTTGTGGTGTAGTCGTGCCGATCCCGACATCACCGCCATTCGGTTGGAGAAGAAGGTTGTAGTTTGTGGCAATCGTGTCCCAACGGGTCGCCTGTAGATAAGCATCACCGTTAGTGATTGCGCCGGTCGCAAGGCCATAGCCGACCGTACCAAATGCAGTGCAATGCCCACCAGCACCCGCAGCAGGCACCGAAACCGGGTTAGCGTATGTAACCAGAAATTTGTTATTGGCCGCCGTGGTGCCGATCATCACGTTGCCGCTGCTGTCGATGCGCATACGCTCGGCGTTTGCGCCGTTGGCATAGAAAATAAGGCCGCCGGAAGCGCTTCCGATAGCCGCAGAGCTAACCCCGTTAGGGTTAAACGCCAATTTCGCAGAGGAGGCGGATGAGGACACAAGGACGTTGGCGTTATAAACACCGTCCAGTCCGCCCGATACCTCCAACTTCGCGTCAGGTGTGGCCGTGCCAATCCCGACACTGCCGTCTTTCATGCTGAATATGTCGAGGTTGTAGTCGGTATTGCCAGCGTTGGGCGTTATAAAGGTCACCCCGTCACGGAATAGCACCTCATTACCCAAACCGGTGAATAGTCCCCCCGGGTTACCAATCGGATCGACGTTGACGCAAACCGTAGTGTTACCGCTGGTCGCGCCGACAACAACAGCATTGTAAGATACTGAATAGCCGAAACGGCTACCACGAAGGGCGTTAAACGAGGCGTTCGACGCATTGGTGACGTTGATCTGGCTTTTTACATCCAGTTTCTCACCCGGCGAACTCGTACCGATCCCGACGTTGCCCGTATTAGTAATGCGCATCTGCTCTGACGAGGCCGTCTGGAACGTCAACGTAGTTAAACCGGCAACGGCCAAAGTGTTGTTTGTGCTGGATATATACCCCGTCTCAGTTCCGCCCCTGAGAAACGCTAGGATACGGCTGTCGACAGTACCACTGCGGTCATCGTTGATTGCCATAGGTATGGCTATCGCGCCGCTATCCCCGTTCACCACCATGCGGTAAGCCTGTACGTAGGCAGTAGTGCGACCAACCAAGACGTTACCGTCGGCCAAGATGCGCATGCGTTCGGTGTAGAGCGTGCCGAAGGCCAAAGATTGGTTAGCCGCACCCACCGTGATGAGTGCGCGTTTGTCAGTGGCCGCAGTGCCTGTGACGTAACCAAATAGATTGGCATCGACCCCGTTAGTGAGGGTGAAGCCACTCTCAAAACCACTAGCGCCGGTGTTAACTTGTATTGTTAGTTTTTCCGCTGGGGAACCCGTCCCTATCCCGACATTTTTGGTGGCGGACACCATTGACAGAACTTGGTCGCCCGCGTTGTTGCGGAACTCGATACCCGTAGCAGATGCGTCTGGACGGACAATCGCCCAAGGGAAGCCAGCGTCAAAGCGACCCAAAGTCACAACACCGAAAACATCAGCAGTGGTCGTCAGCGAACCGGATACTTCCAGTCGCGTGGTAGGCGACCCTGTACCGATCCCGACATTGCCCGCGCTGTTAATACGCACGCGCTCTGCGGACTGCGTGATAATGCGAATATCATCGCCACCGGTACCCACCCAAGGAATGTCAGAAGTTGTGCTGTTACGGAAGCCTATGAGGGCCGTGCCGGACGTAGTATTCTGGACCCGAATTTGCCCGGTCGCGCTTTGAACATGCAGGGTTGTATCAGGGGCCGAGGTACCAATCCCAACGTTGCCTGCAGCATCAAGACGCATGCGTTCGGTGCCCGTAATCTGCCAGATATAGTTACCTGCGGTGGCGCTTGGCAGATTGAAAGTCATCTGCGGTGCGGCGGCTCCGTATCCGCCAGTGATGGTGGCGTATGACGTAGAAGTAGTAGCAAAATTGATCTGGGCTTGGGTGTTCGCCCCCGCTCCGGGGTTGCTCAGCCGCAAAACTTCTGCCGTAGCCCCAGCCGAGGTAACTGATGTCTCCAGCCTAGCTCCCGGTGTAGCCGTACCAATACCCAGACGATTATTCGTATCGTCCCAGAAAAAGTTAGTATTGTCCTGCGAATATACGCCCGAGGCACCGGCGAAGACGACCGAGCCAGCGGTGAATGCAGTGGTAGTCCCCGTACCACCATTAGCTACGCCGAGCGTGCCTGCGAGGGTGATCGCGCCAGTAGTGGGTGAGGCAGGTGTGAGGCCAGTGGTCCCGCCGCTGAACGACGTGACGCCAATCCCAGTGAGGGTGGCCCATGAGGGGGCTCCGCCCGTATTGCCGACGAGAACCTGACCGGTGGTGCCTGCGGCAGTCACCTGCACGGCAGACGTGCCATTGCCGACCACGACGCCATTGGCAGTCAGGGTCGAGGCACCGGTGCCGCCTTGGCCGACAGACAGGGGCGTGGTGAGGCCCGAAAGCGACGTGATGTCGGAGTTAGCGCCCGAGGACGCCGCCGAGATGGTGCTGCGGGCCGAGGCCGCGCTGGTCGCGGTGAACAGGCTCGAGCCGATACCCGTCGCGCCGAGGTTGGTGCGCGCGGACGCCGCGTTATTCGCGCCAGTACCGCCCTGCGACACCGGCAGGATCCCCGCAAAGGTGACGGCCGTGGTGGCGGGAATGATATCGGTGCCGTCGCAGTACAGGATGCTCGTAGACGCCTGCGTGACGGGCGTGGACGTGCCGCTGCCGGACGCCTGCAGGCTCAGCGTGAATGCCCCCGTGGTGGAGTTATTCACCCAATACTGCTGCACGGTGGCGGGCACGACGACGGTGACGTTGGACACCAGCGTGCCCGTGAACTTGTAGGCGATGCGGTTCAGTTCCGAGCCGCTGAGCGTGTAGGTGCCGCCGGTGACGGCGATGGACGTGTAGTCGAAGGCGAAGACGGCCTGCTGGCCGAGGCCGATCGTGAACCACTGCGTGCCGTTGCTGACAATCACGGCACTGTCGCCGGGCTGCAGACGGAGCGTCGAGCCCGCGTTGATCAGCTCGGTGCCCGACGGGTCGATGGTCAAGTCGCCTTGGCCCGCGTTGCGGACCTGCACGAACCAGCCGTCGCCTGCGGCAGGCGCGGACGGCAGGTTCAGCGTGCCGAGGCCGCCATCCCAGACGAAGACCTTCGCGCGGTCGGGCCCGGTCAGGGTGTAGGGCGTGACGGAGAAGTCGATGACTTCGTAATTCTGCGCGAGTTGCGAGCCGTCGGTGACGAGGCCGGGGCCTGCCAGCGCGGCCGCCTGAGCCTGTGCAGTCGCCGCGCCGTAGCGCAGGGTGCGCCAAGTGCCGCCGACCGTCGTGTTGTCGATGAGGTAGGCCTGCCACTGCTCGCCGGCCCCGATGCTCAGGATCGCGCTGCCGTTCGCCTTGTTGACGGCGACCGTGGACGGGCCGAGGTTGTTGAACAGGACCGTCTGCCCGACGCTAACAGCCGTCGCCTCGGGCATCGTGATGGTGTACGCGCCGCTGGGCGTGATGTCGATGATGCGGGCGACGACAGTGCTGCCCGCAGTCGCCTCGAGGGGCCACTCAAGACTGATGTTGCCGGTGAGGGCGAGGGGCAGATAGGAGACGTCGGCGGGGTAAATGGTGGTGCCGCCGAAGACCTGTGTAAACGAGTTCGACATTATCTTTAAGCCTCCTTGCGCGTGGCGCTGCGGTCGAGGATCTTCGCGAGATCCTCTCCGTTGAGCATCGCCGCCGAGCGGTCATACATATTTTGCCACACCGGGATGCGCTCGTCATTCTTGAGGAATGGCGTCGCCTCGAGGAGCGTGCCGTAGAGCAGCACTTCCGGTGCGTTTTCGGTCAGCCAGTTGGTCTGGGCCTCCTCGTCGAGGAGGGCCGGCAACTGGTAGTACAGGATTTCGACGGGGTACTCGATGTCGGCCGTCGGTGCGACCAGCCAGTGGTTGTAGTCATAGTCCGCGTAGAAGACCGGCTGGCCAGTCTGGGTCGCGTCGGGCCAGTAGCTGCGCAGATAGTCGTAGCTGCGCGTGTACAGCGGCTGACGCGTGTCGCCGTTGACGCCGGTGCCGATGAAGACCGACACGGTGTCGCGCCAGCGGTCAGGCTTGGGGATGACCGAGGAGTTGGGCAGTATCGACGTCGTGACGACGTTGATGAAGCCTTGGATCTTCAGCTCGCGGGCGATGCGACGCTCGGCGAGGTTGATCAGGCGGGGTATCTGTTCGAAGACGATGGGGTCGGACGCCAGCGTCGAGCCGCGCTCGAGATAGCGCTGCACGTCCTGTTTCAACGTCGTGAATGTCATCGCAGTGGCCATACCCCACTCCTTACATATTTTTGGCGGATATTACTACCCGCTGAGATACTGTGACAGTGCCGTCGCGACTGCCGCGACGACGGCCAGACCGCCCGCGATTTTCGCCTTCTTGCCGGTCTGCGGCTGGGCGTCGGGCATGGGGAGAATTTTCTTCTCCAGCTCGTCCTTGGCGACTTTCTTGATTAGCTTCTTCAGGTTCATGATAGCCTCCTGCTATTTGCGTTTACTCTCGATGACGCCGACGCGCACCTTCAGCTCGTTGATCTCGCCTGTGAGATGCTCACGCAGCTCCGATCTGTGCCTTGCCGAAATCGGGCTGTCTGTGGGCGTGCCATCCGGTGTAAGAAGAACGGGCATTCCGGCCTCGATCTTTGTCAGCCGCGTCTCGAAGGCGCTTACCTGCCCCAGCAGCCACGCAATGCAGGCCACGAGGATCGGAACCGCGCCCTTGAGGATGTCGCCCATGTTGAGGCCCATCACAGCCACCCCGCATATTTTTTGGTCTTCAGCCTGCGGTCGTCGAGGCCGTGGGTGCCGCCGTTGATCCGCTTGGTGAGCGCGAGGATGGCGGTGTCGCCGACACCCTGATCGCAGATCGACCAGAGCTTGTTGTGGTCGAAAAACCACAGCGCGCTCTCGAAGCCCAGTTCATTGGCCACGAGGTCTGGGTTGTCCAACACCTCCTGCTCGCGCCCGATGTACCGGCCGAACGCGCGGTAGTTGTCCTTGCCGGTAAGCTGGAGCGGGCCACGGCCGCGATACTTCCACCCGTCGCCGCTGCTCTCGGGGCCGTTGCCCATGCGGCTGGCATAGACCCGGTTTGCGATTTTCATCGGCTGGCGGGCGTAGGCGTTGGCGAGGGCGTCCGTCGGGAAATACTTGCGGAAGATGCCGCGCAGGCCCTTCGCGCTGTAGTTCAGATTTTCGCTGAACGCCTTGAAGCCGCCGCTTTCATGCGCCGTTTGAGCAAAGAAATGCGCAGCCCGATTAGGTGATAGCTTATAGAAAGCCGCAGCTGCCTTAAATGTTCCCGGGCCGAACGCGCCATCTGCCGTCACTCCGATCTTTTGCTGTAGATTTACAAGGCTCATTTGCCAGCACTCCGCCAATCAGGAAAGTCACTTTCGTCGACCACGCCGTCGCCGTTGGCGTCGTAGCGCAGGTCGTTACGGTATTTCTCCCACGGTTCCATCTCGTCGTCCTCTTCGGGCGTGTCGATGAAGACGGTGCCCTGCGGGTCGCTGTAGGCCTTGGGCGCTTCAGGCTCAGGCGCGGGGGCGTCCGGCTCCTCCGGTGCCTCGGGCGCGGTCTCACGCGCGTTGGCGTTGAGGCTCAGGCCGCCGAGCAGGCCGACGAATGCGCCGATGATGGTCTGGAAGGCGGGATTGACCACCTCAAGGATAGCCGCGCCGTCGATGACGTCATTCGGGACGAACAGGCCGACGGCAAGCGCCAGCACCACCACGAGGATGACGGCCGCCAGCGTGACGATGGCCACGCGGATTACGAACTCGATGGTGTCGTTGACGCCGTCCTGCCCGCTTTCAAAACTCTTAAGGAAGCTCATCATTTTCTCCTTCGTCATCCTTCGACGGGGGTTTCGCGAACCTGCCGCCCTGTCCTGCCATCAACCCCGCCAGTGCGCCGACTATGAATGTCGCGATCGGGTTGATCAGCTTAAAAAACTCTGCGTCATTAGGTGCCTGCCCGTCCATAGGCTGCGACACGAAAATCAGCGAATACAGCACCGTCGCCACGATGAACATGAGCGTGACCGAGAGGACCACGCCCACGATAAATCTCAACAGTTCCTCCGGCGTCCACTCATCGAGGGGTTTCATCTGTAGTCTCTTCAGTCGTAATCAGATACTCAGTGCAGTAGCCAGATGCTACGCACTTGGGCTTCTGACATTCCTCCGCCTCCCAATTGTCCGGGTCTTGGCAATAGTAGCGATAGCGGTCCTCGCAGCCCAAAAGCAGCAGGGCAGCCGCCACGATGAGGGTGTGCTTGAGAAACCGCGAGCCCACTACTCCCTGTCCTCCTTCTGCTCGAGGCGCTTGAAGATGACCCCTAACGTCGTGTCGACTTTGTCGAAGCCCGCCTTCATGTCCGTGCGTAGATCCTTCATCGTGTCGCGGATCTCGCGCACGGCCTCGCGGAAGTCGTCCTTGCGGACGTAGACCTCGGGCAGGTCGCGCTCGATCTGCTTGACGTCCTGCCGCAGCTCCTTGAGGGCGTCCCACACGACCTTCAGGATCCAGCCCACGGCCGCGCCAAAGCCGCCGAAAACCCAGTTAATTATCTCCTGCGTCACTTCAGGTTTTCCAACTTGTAGATCGTGCGGAGGTATACGTCAGTGACGCCGTCGACGAGATTGCCCACGGCGCGATTACCGCCGCAGATTTCCTCGTGATGCTCTTCGATCCACTCGGCGTCGGCCTTCAGGATCTTCAGCACGTCCGAGCCAGTCGAGCTTGGGGACGGGATCGCGCCGACCAGACCGTTC